GCACCACGCTTACTCATGTATTTCTTTAATTTTGCTGCTTTTTTAGCTTGGTCTTTTCTAGTCTTTGTTACATCTCTTTGTAAACCAGCTCCATAAGCTTGGCCTGAAAAACCGGGTATATAGCTTCCACCTTGTAATTTCCACATAATTATAATTCCTTCTTTAACGCAAATATACTATTTTGCAATTTTAATATAAAGCTAATATTATTCAAATACCAGCTATTTTTTAATTTATATAACAATTTCTACTCTCCATACAGATGTTACATACCAATCTATATTACCACTTGGGTCTGTACTTGCATCTATAGATAATCCTATTTTATCACCAGCCTCAACAGATGGATTTGCACTCCAGTCAGAACGATTTACAGTTAGTGATGTATTACTAGCTAGGGTTGTATCATATGTAAAAGTAGCTATAGAATCTACTGTAGTATCACCATCATCCTGTTTATCTAATGCAAATGCTAATTCAGCACTAGTATCTGAAATAGTTTCTGGTCTTACAAATAATTTATGTAGTGTCATTTTAAATGGAACTAAAAATGCTGTAGATACTGCATTCATATTAGCGGCATCTGATATACCATACCAAGGTAGATAAGTTTCAGTAGTTCCAATATCAGCAGTAAAATTATGAGCTATAAATCTATAGTCTATAAATTTATTAGTATACTTTAATGTATTAGCAGATAATGTTTTATCTACATACTGGTCTCCATTAGAAGACATATAAGATTTCCATAGTTTGCCATACTTTTTTCTGTATAAAGCTAACTGGCTATTAGATTGTTTTTCAATAGCAACTTGGCCATCCAACATACCATGTATTGATGGCTTGCCCTGAAACTCAATAGACGATTGTTTCGTATTGGCTAATTTTCTCATATCCCTATCAGTTAATGCCATTATGTTACTGCCTTATTGCTAAGAACTCTATATTCAATAGTCATATCATTAATTTCAAATATACCTGTACTTGGAGGCTCAAAAAAAATCTGTATACTTTGACATGAAATAGGATTAGTGGTTGTTAATGTAACAACATCCCATACATCTGATGTATTGGCAAAATTACCAGTAAAGGTGCCACCTCCAGCTCCACCAAAATTCTGTATACCATCTATAGCGTATTTAAATGGAGTAGTTTCTGCTCCATCTGATTTATAAGTTACAATTACTTTATATATTTTCTTGATTAATCCCGGTTGACCAAAATCTATATCTTTTGTAAAAAATTCTTGACCCGATTGAGTAACACTTACTGGTAAATATTTTTGAAATGTAGCAGTGCTACCATTATCATACGCAAGCACTAAATTATTATTCCAATCTGTAATAAAATTTGTGTAACTCTCACTATCTGTAAATATATTTGTATTATAAGACCATCCATTACTGTCAAAATCATATACCCAAGCCTGTTCAGATAATAATGTAGAATCATTAGGGCTTCTCATCATTATAAGAGAATTACTAATTGAATCATACCCCAACATTACATCTTTTAAATGAGCAGTCCCTCTATACCAATCATCCCAAGGTCTATTCGTTCTTGTGACAGTAGAAATACTAACTGCTACTTTTTTATCAATTAAATTTCTTACACTTTTACCATCATATAAATAACATCCATCATCAGATACCCAAGCTATGCCATATTTAGTTTTAGCAACACTAGATGGGAAATTAACTCCAAAGTATTTAACAGTTTCTTCAAGATACCAATTAGAAACACTTGGACTTGATATGTTAATAATATGTACTAGATTATTTTTAAATGCTAAAAGTCTATCAGCAAAAGATTCTATAGCAGTATACTCACCATAATCACCCTTTGACACATCTATAAAATTGTGTTCAAGGAATGTATCAAACTTTCCAATTTCACTATACATCAGCCTATCACCAAACTTTTCAACTTCTCCACTTTTCGTTTTTATTTTAACATTAGCTATAAAAGTTCTTCTATTGGCTACCACAGAAGCTTTATATAATTCCCCAGCTCCACCAATAGCAACAAAATTAACATCTGGACTAAACCCGTTTATAGTTGTATATGTATCAAGATTTGGACTTGTTGAATTACCAACAGCGCTACTAACAACGTAATAACCTTTACCAGCTTCATAAGTCCAATCAACATGGTCTCCATCAAGTGTCGTTCTAACTCCCTTAACTATATCTATATCTGCTAACAATACGAAATCATCATCTGTCGTACTTAATCTAGTATAAATTCTACCTCCAGTTATTCTTCCATTATATGCTAAATCGGCATATATAGAAACTTGTAATGATTTTTGACCTGCCGCATCATGAGTAAAAGCTGTTTCAGCCGCACCATTACCCATCTTTACTGGCAAAGATTCTTGATTACCGTCATATATAAATGATTGATAAAACTCGTATGTACCTTCTTCCCAATCTCCTTCAGCAGTTCCATCATCAACTCCTATATTCCAACCAAGTCCACGCTCCAATATTGGAGAATCTGTATCAGCGAAACTTGCAAAAGGAGCAGTTCCTCCTACTAAAGCTCCTCCATATGCCCTACTGTATGTAATTGGGTCGCCACTGGTTCCAGACGCTTTTTTACAAAATAAAAATTCCTGAGGAAAAGTACCCGTTGTATCTGTCGCCACATCGGTTGTATTACTAATTGATATAACTTCTCCAGCAACAGCTTGGTCTAAAATATCTACTGGTGTTCCGGCTGTATTCTCGAATACAAAGCTAGTTGTTGTTGCATCATGAGCTCCAGTAGGGTCATCCAATCTTAATGGATTATCGGTAGTAGAATCTTCCTTATATTTTACAACACCCCTATTAACCCCTTCTCCTGAACCATCTATTGCTGTATAATAATTAGTAGCTGTACTGCCAGTACGGCTTGTAGTACCATATGCATATGTCAATATTCCTGATGCTATTTTAGGAGGGGCTAAATTATTTGGATGTTCTTGCCATTCTGCAAATATTAAACCAGTATTTGAATTAAACTGATGTCTTTGTATATATCCATACCATTTTATAAAACTTGAGTTCTCTTCATTAATATTACATACTCTCAATGCTTCATCTGCAAAATGATATATATATTTAGCAGAATCTCCTTGAATAGTAGGACTAATAGCAGATGCTTCCCATCCATTAGCGGAACCGGGACTTATACCAACATAATCAGTAGTAGCATTATTTGACCAAATATCAACACCATTAGCATTATCAACATCTCCCAATGCTACTAATTTATCTCCCGGAGCCCTTATAACTTCTATTTGTGGGTTTCCACCAGAATCTTCATCAGTTAATGTACCACCTTTTACACAATAATATATATCCATATCACCAAATGTAAGAGTAGTTGAAGATGGAACAGTACCCGTTACTGCTGGAGCTATAATAAAAGTTAATGGGTCAGTAGCTGAAATGGTTTTTACAATAGAACCAGCCGCTATATTTGCATGTCCAGAAACAGATAGCCCTACTATAATTTGATTATTAGTACCATTCATTGTTATAGTAGTGCCGCTAGTAATATCAGACCCATGTGTAGCATCGGTAAAAGTAGTACCAACACCTTCACCAGTATTTCCAGTTGTAACCACATCGGTTATAGTATATACACTATTATTACTAGCTGTTCCAGATACTTTTATTGTATCACCAATTTTTATTAAACTATTTGTATAGATAGTGCTATTTACAGCATTTAAACCTCCTACAAGTGTTATATGGCTTTGTGATGGTACTGGCATATTATAATGGAGACTCTCCTTGGTCAGTCTCCAAATCAGATGAAGTTTGTACTAAATTAAAAAAAATGTTACCTTCTTCAGTTCCTAATGTCAAATCATTACCAGTTCCGGGATGTAGTGTATCAGTAATAGTATATTCATTGTCACGGCTATGGTCAGACTCAAAATAAAATAAACCGTATCCACCAGAACCTTCAATGTTAGCAGTCCTATTGACTATATATTCAGTTAATGGAGTTGAACTTGTATCACCATCTGAATCTGCTAAATTATCAAATAGTCCACCAGCAGTTTTTATTTTACCAAGAGCATCAATAGACATATTTTGAATAAATGAAGATTCATTATCTCGTATATCTCTTGGGTCTTGTCTGTTATTTATACCACCAGACCAATCTCGTATTGTTAATCGTTGTTTAGGCATTAATCAAGAATCTCAAAATGAACTAAATCGTCAAACTTATTATCTTTGGTTTCAAAATCGCCATCCCAATCTCCACCCCATCTAACCTTCACATTAAGACGTTTAGCGATTCCCTTAACATAACCTCCAAAATAATGGAATCTGTCCCTGTCACCCCAATCTATAGGGTATGGGGCTACATCCATAGCCTTACCCTGAACGTGTTTTCCGAATTTGGTCTTGGATTTACCTTGTTCTACTAATTCATTCTGTCTTTCCTGTGAACGAAGTCCTTCAATAATAGCACAATCAAATTCCTTCACTACTTCATTAAAAACATTCTGGAGTTTAGCATCAACTCCTTTCATTCTTCCTCTGCTTCTCTTGCCGAATTTTGGCATTACTTAGCACCTTTGAATTTTGAAAAGAATCCTTTCTTCTTCTTTTTGCCCTTCTTCTTAATCTTCTTGCCTTTCTTCTTTTTCTTTTTAATCTCAGACATAGCAATTTCAGTACTATCTAATAAAACTGGCTGTGGTTGAAAACCATTAAGAATACTAATTAAAACTATTGTAGTAATTGCTTTCATTTAGAACTCCTTCATAACTTTTTTTATTTTTTCAATCATCTCATCATCTTTCTTTGATGGTGTAGCTTTTGCAATCAATCCCATAACCCAAAGAATCATACCCTTTGTTCCACGTTTTTTTATTTGTCTTTCAATATACTTAGATGCCCAACTCATTTGGATTCTCCTTTTACCATTTTAGTTAATCCCTGAACTATGACATCTAAAAGAATATCATCTTTATCCGAAGGGGACATCTTTACAAGTTTTTCTAGAACCATGAATCCAAGTAGAACCCATTCCCAATTTGCTGATAACCATTCCATGATTATGTACTCCATGTTATTATTGTTGTTAAAATAGCCATACCACCTAATATATAATTACGCCAATTCTCTAGCGACCTAGTGCGACCATTAGATAATTTTAACTGTTCTTTAATATCTGGCAATTCTCTATTTAGTATTGTTTCAATACGGGTAAGTCTTTCTTTGACATCTCCACGATAATCATCTATGTTTTCATAGTTCATATTATTTACCACTTCCATTCATTCTGGACATAATTCCATCCATACGAGATAATTGTTTTTCTACATCGCCCATTGCTTCTATCATAGCTTCATGTCTCCTATCCCTAACTGCGTCTGAGTCATTCCATCTTGATATAAGTTTAATAATCATACCTTCCATATTTTCTAATGTTTCTGACTGCCCACGGTTTTCTATTTCAAGATTCCTGAGAGACTCTTGCTGAGATTCGGACTTCTTTGACATTGATACTACTAGATAGACGAACATCACACCTACTATGCCAATCATCCCTGCTTCGCCATAAATCGCCATAAAATCCATTATTCATATTACCTTGTAATTTGGTTGCCATATTTCGTAATAATCATCAAACTGTACCGACTGCCACATTGCCCATTGATATAAGTTCCCAAGACTATCTTCAACCCATTCATCCATCGGACTATTAAACCAAAGCAGTCTGTCTGCAAAGTGACCTATATGATAAAACAGTATTGATAGCATCTTTCTCATTCCGATGATTTATTACTAATTTTCATACTCAATCCGTGTTTTTCATGCTAAATGTAGCATAATTCGCACATTTTAAGTGGTTAGTCAGACTACCCATTTACTTCTTTTTACGCTTTCCCCAAGATAATGGGTTAATGTTAAATTCTTTCTCATAGAAGTTCACTTTCTCTTCTAATTGCTCTCTCTGTAGAGTTTCTTCCACGATATGTTTGCCAAGTAAATCCCCAATCTTAATGTCAGCCGTGACCATCGCTTCTTCAAGGTTGCCCAATCGAGACTCAATACGCCAATACCCGTAAACAAGCATCCCAACCAGAACAAGTAACTGCCCCAACCACTTGAGGTTAATACTAACGATAGCATTATCATCAACCACAGTACCCTTGTAACTTCGAGCAGTCTCAGGTTTAGCCATTTAAACATACTATTTGGTGATTACAATCCCGTATAAACATATTTTA